TGGGTCATGCGTTGTGAGAGGGTAGCGAAGGCAGCATTGGATGCGTTGATCATCTGCGGAGGGACGCCCATCCGACGAGACTCTTGGTTGAACCTTAGGGTGGCCTGTAAGGCCCTCAACGTGGCTGCTTCTTGGCGACGTAAGGCGGCTTCTATCCGACTAGCCCCAGCAGCCGATGAGGCTGCTGCGGATTCCACCTGACGGCCAAAGTTCTGGACCTGCCTGACAGATTGGCCTAAACCAGAAGTGTCAATACCTAATCCAAAATTGATGTCGCCTAATGATAGCATTTAGGATCCGTCTCCTTTAGGTGGGCGCCTCTTGTTACCCTTCTTTAGTGCTTTCCTTTCCTCTTCTGTCTTAATTTGGAAGTACGCCGTCCAGTTCTTGAACTCTTCCACACTAAGGGATAGTATTTCTTGTTCCGTCTTACCTAATTCGTGCCCTAGAAAAAAGACGTTTAACCTTCTGGGGTTACTTCGGAGTTTTTTATTGCATCCTGTATAGCCTTCGTGTCGATGCCGTTTAGCTTGGAAATGGCTTCCTGAGCCCTAATAAGGTCTTCACCCCAAGGCAAACTGACAATGGTGTCAACATCCAGAGGATCGAACACACGCTCGTCAGTGCCAGGTACGAAGGCATAGGATGCCAACATACGGGCAGACTTTTGTGCAGTAGTACCTTCGGCTTGGGTTTCGAACATACCGCCCATAGTTGGTTGACGGAGTTCGACCTTTTCGCCGAACAGCGTAATGACTTCTGATTTGGGCTTAGCCGCGAGAATCTTCTCACGGATTTCTTTCCTAGACATATTGCTCTCCTGTCCTAGGGGTTAAGATGCCTACCCACCAATCTTTTCGTGGGCCATGATGAGTAGGCTAGTTTATTATCCTGGGAGGATAATTAGTATAGTGTAGTTGGTTGGTTAGGGTACCAGTGAACCTGAAACGGTAAGGCTCACAGCAGTCGCCTTATTACTGACAACGGTAATATCACCGGACACCGTAATGGAGATGTCTTTGTTGTTATTCTCCAACAAGTTCGTGGCGTGCTTTGCCGCGTCCCTTGCGTTATTCCGATCGATAGAGTGGTTAGAGTTCGCGGCAACAACTGCGTCGAACTGAACGTCAAAGGCATCGCGGACTTCTGGGGCCCAAGAGGCGCCTGTTACAGTAAATGAATACATTCTCTTCTCCTTTAGGGTTGGTAGTTAGTAGTTAGTAGTTAGTAGTTAGGGCGTCGATTAGACGTCTGTGGTTGTTCCGGTTCCTTGCAATGTGCAGGCGAATTCATTCATCGCTTCCATACCGCCGCTAAGGGAGATTTCGGTCACGATTACTTGGCCAGACTTGCCACCCTCAAGAAGGTTACCTGTGGGCAGATACTGAACAAGTAGTTCGGTCTTGTTCTCCCAAGCGGCTAGCATCTTCTGCACACCAGTCGAAAGGGTGGTTGCCGTATGTGCCCACAAGAATGGCGTGAGCATATTATCGACTGGGGGCACCGACAAGGTGAAGTTAATGGTCTCTTCCTCCAAGTCACCTACGTTGCCTGATTGGTTCTGCGTCATGGCTTTGAAGTAGCCACGGGCCACGGACTGGTTGGAACCGTCAGGGTTGATCTCGATGATCAATTCCGTACGGTTCTTAACGAAGTCTTGCAGGTCGTTGGTTATATCAAACACCCCACTAACCTCAAGCGCCACGGTTTTCAAGCCATACTGGAAGGTGTGATGCCCACCATTTGCCTGGGCAGTTTCAAACACTGTGGTTTGGACCGCCTCGGCAGTCTCCGTAAGCGAGAAGGTGCGTCCTTTTGCAATGAGTGCTGTCGCGAACCAGGCACCCGTGATCGTAACGGCGCCTCCGGGGGTGAATGACGAGATGAAGGTGACGCGACCGAACAAGTAGTCGATCGACTGGATGTTTGCCGCTGCAACTGGTACTGCCGTATCCAGGACAACGAGGGTCGTCGCGCGGTCAATAATACGATGAGCTGCGCTGGTAATCTGCCAGGTCTTACCAGAGACAAAGGTCGTCGCTTCGCCCGTCATTACGGTAGACGCGCCTGCCACCTTCTTAAGGTCGGCAACATAACCAGCGAACCCCTTGAAATAGGCATTGGAGGTTATGTTCCAGTTAATCAGACTGACTTCGGACGACTTGAAGTCTTGTCCAAAGATCGTGTCGTCAACATCCCCGGCTTCATAGGACATTTCGCCCTGGGAACCAGGCAATGTATAAAGTGTGACGCCGGCGTCGTCCGATACCCTAATTCTTTTTGCCATGATGCGTTCTCCTGAAGGGTTAGTAGTTAATAGGTCAATAGGTCAATAGGTCAATAGGTCAATAGGTCAATAGGTCAAACCGCGATTCTGTTCGTTAGTGAGTTCGTTGCGGGCTCGACAATAAGTCGAAAGTTGATCGAGTAGATTGGTTGGTCATTTGCCTCATCGCGCCCCATAAAAGTAATGTCGCTTACCATGCCAACACTGACAAGACGGTCTCCAGAGAGAGTTTGACTTGGCGCACCTAATAGGCGATCTTTAATTTCTTTGGCCTTCGCGTACGCAGCTGCATTGTCGTTTACCCCCCCACGAACTTGAATTTGGACGGTAGGGAAATCAAGTAAGAGGGCAGGATTCGGATTGCCAACTCCACCGGTATCGAAGATGGCAACCACCTTAACCGGTGTAGTTGGCAACTTAGAAATGTTTACGCCCCAGTCGTTTGTAGGTAAGGCACCTACGACACTTGGGGCCTGGGTCAGGACAGTCTTTAAGAGGTTGGATGGAGTCATGGTTATGCAACCCCCCGACGTGCACGGCCAATGCCCATAACAGCACGGATATTGGAAGCGCGACTAACCCCATCAAGAATGCGAGACTTAATATCATCAGCATCTTCTTGGAGTGCAAACTGGAGCCACTTCCAACGAGTAGGTTCTTTATGATACATCGGGATCTCATGGACATATACAGCGTAGTGGGGACTACCTCCTCTGGCATAGCCCATAGCTGCCTGGGCACCGTTCTTTGTATAATCGACCTCGAGGTAACCTGAGTCAACCAACTTGCCAGTATCCTGCGGGCAATATATTACGGACTTCTCAAAGGTAGGTTCCAATGCCTCTTCAAGGATCTCGGCAGCCTGACTACCCATGTGAGAAGCAAACCTACTAAAGTTGGCAGTCAGACGACTAAGTTGGCGATTAAGGTCGGCAGCATTGTACTTATGCCCACTACGTGAGCCCAACGACACCTTCATAGGTTTGAATGCCCTAATGCTCATGCCTTGCCTTGTTTTAAATGCACAATGCCCTTCTTTCGTACCAGTTATGCCGAATCGCCGGCACCTTAATGAATGCCCGTATCTCCTGAGCATTCGCCTCGTTCGCCGGGATTGGGGCAGCAGAGGTACCTAACATTAGGTATCCACCAACTACTACATCCTGCTGTAGGAAGACTGTAGCACGCGACACGGCAGATTCCCCTGTCGGCGTTGTAAATTCGTCGTTCCGATCTTCCCACCGACCTTTTAGGGGGACCGGTGCCGCAAAAGTCTCACCGCCCTCCCCATCAGGAGTGGGCGCACCCCAATACGTAATATCATCGGTATAGTTCTTAAACATTAGATACCTATACTACGCGGAATTCCGCCTTCATACCGCCGCTACCTTGGGAAACTAGGGTGCCAGTCGTATCAAGCGCAATTGCTTGTTGACCGAACCGAGTAGACGTAAGACCCTGATAAGCTTCTTTCACAGTCCTATACGTCTCGGCGGATTCGCCCGCTGAAGTGCGAACGATTCCTCCACCCTCTTTTGCCAAGGTAGCGAAGTGGGCTGCTAGGAAGATCTCAATTTGCGTAAGACGTGCTTCCGACAACCCACTTCCGACTAGATCCTCCTCGACGATCAGGTTCGCAGTCGCGATGGACAACGTGTAGACTATACTCGTTGTGTTCATCTGGTAGTTCACGTCTGCGTCTGTCGCGCGGATAGCCATGACCTACTACCCTACGTACCCGCAGGAAGGGCCGCTCCACTACCAGACGGGCCTGAAGGCTCCGCCGGTTTGGCAGCCTTGGTTTCCACCACTCCACCAGCTGGGGCAGGAGGATGTGCGGCCGTAGCTGTCGTTGCCACCTTGGCGACCTCCGCTTCAGCTTTCTTCCTAACCGATTCGTTCTCGGCGGCGACATCAGCCGTCGCAGCTGTAGCTTCGTTGGCAGCAGCAATTTGGGCCTTTCGGGCTTGAGCTTGAGCATGGTAGACTGCCGGCGTAGTAAACTTGTCTTGGAAGGCCAAGTACTGCTTCGGAGTCAACCAAACCAATTGTCCTGCTTCATATAGCTGCCGGTCACCATCCTCGTCGATGCCATCATGAGTACCTCTCATAAGGACATACTGCTTGCGGTTGGCCATCTTGGCCGCCTTGGGGTCCAACTTTTCTTGTACCATAAAAATCTCCTAAAAATGATCGTGGTCAGAATAGGCGTAGAGGTAGAGAGGTAGAAAGGTAGGCACTACTCTTACGAGTAGTGTACCAGTCCGGTACGTCCGCCCTGATCGGATTTCAGGCGAGGAACCAAGATAGCCATAACCTTGAAGTTATGCACCATACCTCCCTGGGATTCCCAATGAACGACGGTTGGCTGCATACCAACGATCAAGTCAACAGTTTCCGAGGTCATCTGCACCAGTATTACTTGGCCATGATCGGTGATGTTGTCGGATGGCATAACTGCTTGGATGTCGGGAATTTCCAAGATACGGGAAATAATCGACTTGTCGGAAGCAGCCTTGTAGTCATCGCCCATATGGGTGTAGGATGGGCCAGAGACGTACAAGACATATGGGCCATAGAACCCATCAGCCTGCGCCTTGTTGATCATTGCTATGATGTCGGCAACGATTTGATCGCCTGTGGCGGTATTCCAGTCAGCGGTCGTAGAACCGGTATTACGATCTGGGAAGTTCGTATAACCGTAGACGACGCCCCCAATGGTACCAGCGGAGAAGCCGCCTGAAAGAACGAGGGCCTCAGCCGCCTCCGCAACCTTACGAGTAGCAGTGGCAACCTGCGTAGTGTCCAGAGGAACACCACGATTACGTGAGGCTTCCAATGCACGAATGTTGATCTGAAAGTCCTTGTGGATGATCGGGACAGGCAAACCAACCAGATCGTAGATGACACGATCATTGGTGGTCTGCGACAGGCCTGACATATCAATTTCTGCCGGGCCGAGATCAGACACGCGTTCCCATTCGACTCGGGTATGCCCCAAGGCGTTCGGCAATCCCATCGTCAAGCCGCGTGACATTAAGTCACGGACAAGACGAAGACGCTGACGTGAGATCTCAATGACCTTATCATCGAGCAGTTTCCACTCGTCTTTCTGGAGCGTGCCCATCGGGCGAAGAGAGTTCACATTGAACCCACTTGCCAGAAGACGCGCGGCAACAGAGCCGAATCCACTAAGATTACCGACACCGTTGGAGGTGATGGAATCTGTGATCGAGCCCATAAGCGCTGGCTTAGTCATTTCTTTTGTCCTTTTTCCTCTAGAGGGTTAAAGTCGTTAAGTCGTCAAGTTACGAAGTCGTTAGTGACGTTATGACCTTAGAGGATCATCACGCGAATACGTGCGACTGCCCCACCTGCCGAGTTGTCAACTGCTTCCATAGCAGAGGCAACAGCACCTGCCTGGACGATCGAGGCAGGATTTACTGCCACAACAGTCTCATCGACGAACGCTCCGATCGTTGTCAAAGCTGTGGTATTGGCAATGAAAGCTGTCAATGTTGGAGACGCTACAGTAATATAGCCCAGCGAGACGTTACCCGCATCAACCGCAGGAAGGGCTGCGAGCGCCAATGCCGCCGAGGTATATACCTGATCCGCGAGACCACCGCCCGGCTTTGTCGAGACGACACCAGCGGCGTTGATTTGCACACGCCAAATACCATACTTGATACCGGCAGCTCCTGCTGTATTGACCGTATCATTCGCCGTGAAGACCAGATTATCGGTAGCAGCTTTCTCATACTGCACAGCATCAAGTTTGTATGCGGCTGTTGTGGTCGTCTTGAACTGGTCCGGGGTGGCCGAGATTGCCAAAGTAGCAATGTCATACAAACCGTCCTCGTTAGGTTCTACCTGCGCGGTAAACTTACGAAGAGTACCATCGCCAGCCGATTCGAGGCGATCGCCAATAACGACTGCTACCGCAGCAGCAGCAACCAAAGCGTTGATTTCGTCGCCTTGAGTAGCATGCCAAAGAAGGGCACGCTCCTCAGCAACATAATCGGTGCCGATCTCGCCACCGAAGACTTCGTTCTCGGCTGCAAACAGAGGGTAGGCTTCGCCACCAGCTGTTGCATGTTTGCGAACGTTGCCCGTTGACATGTACTCGCAAAGGTGACCTGGGGTGATTGCGGCGTTTGCTACAGCTTCACGACGCTTACCCTGAGCCTGACCCTTCAGCAAGATAGTGCGGAGAGTGTTAGAGGCCATTTCAATCTTCCTTCTTAATAGTGGTTTCTAGTCTTGACGTCTTCCATTAGAAGACACCATAGTACGTCGTGGACTACTGTACCGTTTTGGGAGCAAACAGTGGTTCTACCGGAGCGGCCATGAAACCGTTCGGGCCATCAGCATTGACGTTGAGGGGATCTGGCTGATGCTGTCCACCGGCACCGCTGTAATCCGGGACGTCAGCAAGCCTGACCAACTTCTCAAGCTGGGTAGTCGACATTGCCTTCAATTCGGCTTCATCGAATGCACAACGATCCTTGGTCGCGACAAGCGCAGCAATGAGAGTGGCCTTCTTCTGCGCCTGCAGACGAATGCCTTCGTTCAGGACTTCCTGAAGCTCGGCTGGTGCAGCGGCGATATAATCCGATACAGTAACAGGCTTCTTGGCTGCTTCAGCAGCAGCGGCAGCCAATGCAGCAGCATTCGTAGGAGGCGGTACAACGCTAGGAACGACTGGCGTCGCGACAGTTGCGTCAGGAGCAGGCGTTACGGTAGCAGCAGCTGCAGGTACTGGGGTAGCAACTGCAGGCTTGGCGGCAGGTGTGGTAGGTGTAGCAGGTGCCTTAGCTTCAGCTGCAAGTTCGGCGGCAGTTTTGGTCATGGTATTCTCCTTTTGTGAGAGGGTTGCAGTAATGCCTGCATTGGGGGTAGGGTCGTCGACAGTGACAATCTGCATAATCAGATTGATCTCTGCGGGGTCGCCTGTGAAGGCAACTTTTCCGGATGCGTCCATAGAAAACGGCACTTGGTAGCAGATGTAGCCACCACCGCTAACATAAAGCTCGAATACTGCCATATCAGTAGTGTATCCGAGCAGGTAGGGTCGTTCCATGCAACCCATGGAGACATTATTATAGCTATAGGCTTTGCGGACTGCCTTCGAGAGGAGTTGGCGGATGTCCTCACTAATAAGGTTCGCCGGGAGGGCCTCAACAGCCAGACGACGCGTGAACGCTGCCAAGGTCCGCTCCTCAGCCTGCAATTCCTCCAGCAATTCCGCCGCATCCTCATTCACGGTAGGGGTATCGTGGCAGTGGCAGGTATCCTCCGAACCTGTTAGTTCAGCAATGGCAAGGGTTGTTGGCTTGGGAGCAAGAGCGGGAGTGTTCTTCGCGGGCACGGTTGTCATGGAAGCATCCTTGTTTAGTCTTGGTGCGCCGCAACCTGTTTCGATCGAGCATGCACCAAGAACGCCTTCGGATAGCATTGCAAGGTGATCAGGTACTACGCCAGCCCAAACAGCCTTGTATGCCTTTCCGTTGTAAATGCCTTTTGCTTGGAAGGTGGAGACGAAGCAACCGACAGACACTTCCACCATTGTGCCGTCCTGGAGGCGGGCGAGTGTGGACTCGAACTCACCTCCCTTCGTCTTGGCGAGTTCGACGTCGATCCACGCTTCGGTCTTGAGTTTCTTCTCATCGAGCACGGTATTAAACATTTGCCCGAAAGCCCAAACCTCAAGTATTCCTGGGTCGCCTGCAGATACCGATACCCCACCAACGTCAGGATGGTTCATTACGACTGGGCGACCATTCCATCCTTGTGGGTACTTACCGAATTCACCTGCCAGGGCTAATTCTGGAACTGGCGAGTTAATTCCTTGGAGGACCCCCTCAACCAATGCAACAACCGGAATGGCGAGAAATTCGCGTCCTTGGTACGTCTCGGTCCGTATGGCCTTAACATCCACGGACGCAGTCAGGCTTTGAAGCGTCGTCTTTATGTCGACGCCTGCGGGGGCTTTGAGGGTCCTGATGCGCATGAATGTGGTACCTGATATGCTAGTATTATAATTGACAATAATTGACTAATCAACAGGAATTTGTCGGTCACTCTGTTGTTCACTATAGAACTTTCCGAGGTCGCTTTTGGGTCGCCCTTCCAGTCCATTAGGCTAGGCTATTCCGGCACTACTGAGAACGTATCGGGTTGCCTTGGAGTCTCACGGGTTTCGCCTGGCAAAAGCCAGTAGTTGCCGTGAGCTTGCTGGTCGTTGCCATGCATGCATGAGGATGCGCGCATAACCTTCTGACCGTACGAATCGGTCTGACCGGCAGCATCATTTACGTAGACCAAGTTAACGCAACGTGTTCCATGTACCGCAGTAATCAAGGCGTCGTATGCCTTCCCACGCGGGTCGAAGAACACGCAAGCTTTGCCTACGTCCTTTTTCTCCACTGTCGTCATAACTATCTCACCTTCCTTTCCTGTTAGAGTTATTCCGGTATACGACCCACTCGCTCCCCGGTACTCAGCGCGGGTGTTAGGTGGGCTTCTTTGATCTAGAGCGTGGAACTTATGATGCGCAAAATTCCGACCAGACCTACGAAGACCATAAAGGTTAACAGCGTACTGACCAATAGGACGATACCGGCCTTCTGAAGTACGTTCATATTATGTACCTCCCTATGAGGATGCCAATACAGACCCAGAACAAGTGCCATAGGACAACTAGGAACTTAAACCGCATGCTAGCACCCGCCATCCAATGGTGGAATGTCCGATGGTATGGTAAAGGATGAATACCAAAGAAGCCACGAATATATTCTCGGTTCATGGTGACCTCCCTTAGGCCCTGCGTGAGTTAATGGCGATCGTCTTGTTTGGGTTTGTGTTCTCTAAAAGCGCGTCAGTGTCGCCGAAGCCGATGATCCGACGGGCTTCATCGATACTGACCAACTCGCTAGGTATAGGCTTACCTGGTACCGTAGTAGTGACGTCGTTACCTTCTGGGTCCTTGGTGGTTTCTGTGGTAGGGGCAGTTGTGAGCATGGTCATGGTCTGGATGGTCTTCGCCAAGTTGGTCGCCGAGCGGGCCTTTTGGGCACTGGTCTGGGCAGCCTCAAGTGGGGCAAGAATAAAGGCTTCTGGCCAGATGTATTGCAGACCTTTTGGTTCGGGGAGGACCTTCAGTTGCACGAGCTTGGCAATGGTGGGCGTTAAGGCGTGCGGCTCAGCGAAGTTCTTACGACGTTCAACAACGCGTTCTGCCCAGTTTGCACGATCTTGTTCTGAGGCGAGCTGGCCGGCCTCGCTGCCTATCAAGATGCGCTGCGGAATACGTGCGGCAGCGCTGATAAGAGAAATGACCGTATTGAAGGCAGAACTAGGGTCGGCTACTTTACTGCCGAGTTCTTTGATCTCGACGCCACGAGTACGCATTACACGACGCAGGTTATGGTAGTATTCATCAACTTCATCTGCTAATGCGGTGGCATCTTCTTCTTGGAGGTCCATGTCCTTATCAACATCCAACTGCATACCGCGATTTGCGGTCAGCCAGTAGGTTTCTGCTGCACCACCACCCACCTTCATTAAGTCGTCGAGCAGGTTGTAGACACATTCAAGCCGGGGTGCGCCGTAGATGTTGTCTTCAATGATCCCGTCGGCGATATGCACAGCGTTCTTCCAGGACAGGTCGAATTCCTTGAGGGCAAGGGTGGACTTGATGTTCGTGGTGTCCCTGCCTGTATCCATGGGTTTGATGTTATACTTGGTGGGCATAGCGAACCGTTCAGAGGAGGGCTTTTCGTCGAACTCTGTTACAGTCACACCAAGTTCCGAGTACGGCTGCATGTATAGAAGGCGGTCCACACCTTCACCACTTTTGGTACCAATGTTGATGAGGGAGAAACGTCCAAAACCAGTCATTTTGTCGGCCCGATTCAGAACATCCCAGACGTCAAAACGTCCTTGGAGCTCGGCCCAAGCCTTGTTGAAGGTGTTATCTGCTTTAACGACTGGAGGATGGGTCCAAAGGGCATCGGCTGGCGCATTTACGATGGTTTTGGCCATATCCTGGCGACGATATTTCTGGTACATCATCTGAGGCGTAAGGGTCGGGGCGTATCCGAAGACGGTATAGAAGTTGCGATTACCGTCAAAAGTCTCACCCAGACCACGTCCTAGACGCATTCTGTCGATAAGGGTAGAAAGGGAGCGAATAAAGCCCAAACCTCCACCGTTTAATGCTTTCGGTGAGGGTTTGCCAGGAACTGCACTCATATTGCGGGAATTATCCATGTTTTGCGTCCTTTTCGGCTGTTTTGGCCTGAATTTGACTGGTTTCTTATAGTTTGAAGACTAAACCGCTGCCTTTTGGGCGAGTGGAAGTGCTAGTTGGGCTAGAACGGCCCCAAACTGCTCCCCTTACTGGCCCTTTTGGGGCTGAGCGGACGGCTGGGACGATGAATGATTTCCTTAGGGGGCGACCATATTGGTCAATTAGGGGTTGGGTATCCTGGCCGTTTATGAGACGTTGACGTCCCCAGGTGACGACGACCTTTTCCTTACCGATCAGGTAATTCCAGGCTATGGCCCCGTTATCCTCCTGGTCATCGTATTCCCCCGTGGGGAAGCCGTCGAATTCCCGAAGGAATTGGTCGTTCCATGGGCCTTTTAAGATATAGTAACGGCCGGCCTCACAACCCGCCAACCAAGGCTGCGCACGGATCGTCTTTGCTTTGGTGGTAGGAATACCGATAACCTTGAAGCCTTTGAGGATATTCCTACGGTAATGGTCTACAAGGGCGACGCCTGACGCACCTGGCTCTTGCTCTAGGATGATTGGGACAGACTGGCCGTCTTCATCTGCGGTCTTCTTGATCAGCTTCTCGACGTTTTCGGGCGACAATTGTTCGCGCTTCATGTCAGCAGTGAACATAATACGGGTTTCAATGTCGACACAATGGAGTCCGCCAGTTGTATAGTCGCCACCTCCCTGAGTTGCGGCGCAGTCCCATACACGGACCCACTTGAGGTGGTTATGGTTTGGCAGTTCCGTACACAGCTGGACCCATTCCTTGTTAGCCATACGGGTTTCATCGCTTCTGGGATTCTGCTGATACATGGCATCGAACATCTTCGTGCCAAGGATCTTCTTCCACTGCAGCAGGTACTCAATGTTGTACCGTTGACTGAAGAGGGCTTCTCCGATCTGGCGGCCGAGAATGTCGTTCTCTTCCGCAATGGCTGGGATCCGAATGTACTCCCAAACTCCAGGAAACCGATCTAGTAAACGGCCGATCAAGTCGTCCTCGTGCCAACGGGTAGCCACGATCACTACAGATGCACCAGGCTCCAAACGGGTCATCGCAGTAGTTGTAAACCAGTTCCATGTGAACTCCCTACTTGTATGGGAATGGGCTTCTTTGTGATCTTTGATGAAGTCATCGACGAACAGGATATCTGCGCCACGACCAATGAAAGCGCCACCAGTACCAACAGCGATGACACTTCCCCCTTTGGTGGTTAGGAAGCGGTCAACGCGGTTAGAGTTGGAACGGATTCGCACATCGAGCTTGTGCGGGTTCTTCATAATCTGGTCGCGTACTTTGGTGGAAAAGTCTTCCGACAAGTCCGCACCGTAACTCGTGATCGCGATCTCTTTATGCGGCCACTTTTCTAGGGCCCAGACGGATGTACCGATGCTCGAGATGCGGGACTTGCCGTGCCGCGGCGGCAAGGAGATAATGATCCGTGCGGCACCTCTGGACAACGCAATAGCAATCCGGAGGGAAATATACATTAGGTGAGGGGATGGGATCCAGCGGGGATCCAGGTAACGTGCTAGGGTTGCCGGTGTGAGTTTCGGCTGCGCAAGGAGGTTGGCGAGAAACCTCTCGTCACCTGGATTCAGAATGAGC